ATCGCCTTCTGAATCTCCGAGAGTTCGAAGCGGACCTCGTGGAAGTGTTTGTCCGGAAGCTTGAGCCAGTCCTCTTTACGCATGACGATAGAGCACGCTTCGAGAATCTCACGAATCTCCTGCATGTTCGCCTTCGACACACCGATGGTCACCGAGAAGGACTTACCACGGGGTTTGATCTTGATGCCGTAATGCTGATCGAACTTTCCGTATGCCATACCGGTTAACGCCGGCTGCAGGAAGCGAATCGGAGCGAACGCGTCAAGAGCCGTGTTGTTGATGAGCGTTCCGGACATGATTACACGGTACGGGACGACCGCTGCGAGCCGGAGTAGGTCACGGGTACGGGCCGTATCATGGGCCTTGATGAGAGCTTCATCGAGTGCCACGAAGTCGAACTTGAAGTTAGCCGTGAGGAAATCCACCCCGGTGGTGATCGAGTGAGACGCTAAGTCCTTGTTAATCGTCGCCTTATTGTAGTTAATGACGATGATGTCAGCAGCCGCGGCCGCCGCTAAGTCCTTCTCCCGCAGGGTAGGAAGCTTCTTGACCTCACGCTCGGCGGTCATCCAGTTCGTGCGGCACTTCTTCCAGCGGTCAGAACCCTCGGGTGCCGTGTCCATTTCCTCTCCCCACTTCTTCGCCCGCTGCTTCGCGGAGACGAGTAAGGCATTCCAGTTCGTTGAATCCATCACGTGAATCGTCTTGTCGGGACGGTGCGTCTTCACCTCATCGATCCACACGTCACGCAGGGCGACGGGACACACGATCAGAGACTTCCCAAAGCCCATTAATGCGATGTAGTCGAGGACGACCTTCGTTTTCCCCAAGCCGGGATCCAGCAGTAAGCCACCTCCGCCTCGAGTGTAGAGAAATCGAAGGGCGAGCTCTTGATGCTCGAGCGGCGTAGTGAAATACTTAAAGGCGGACGGAATAGGCAGGAGCGTCGGCTCCTTCTTCAGGAGGTCAACGATGTCCTTCTCTTTGGTCGTGATCGTCTTGATCTTCTTCTTCAAACGGGTGACGATGTTCTGTAAAATACTAGGGAACGCCGGGGCGAACCGCTCACCGCGTACCTTATACAGTGCAGGGAAGGCGGTGAGAATCGTATCCTCAGCCGTCGTCTCGGGGACGAACAGAACGTTCCGTCTGTCCGGAGTAAAAGCTAGTTGCATGCTCCACCTATTAAACTATGAGTATCACCTATGAGAGGACAACATGGCCACAACTCAATCGAAATTAAAGCAGGTCCGTTACTACACGAACCTCGACCCTTACTACGTTGACGTCGACAACCGTCCACTGAAGGACATTAGCGACAACATCACTATTCTAGCAGATCAGCTAGACATTACCAAGGGTGCATTCAACCGTGGTTCGCTGGCGGCGGCTTCAATCGGGATTCAGTTCTCCACCGATCAGGCCTTCGTAGGCAACCTGTACTTCCCAGGCGGGCGTAACATCAATATTCTCTTTGGGTATCTGGTGCAGACGATTCCGTTCGACATCGCTAACCCGTACTTCCGCGTGCCAACGATGGCGGTTCACGATACGCCGACCAACCTGGTCAACCTGGCGGCCCCGGGCACGGCTGGTAAGAGCATCAAGTATCTCGTTCAGGCGTACATGGAAGAAGCGACACCGGCGTCCGTCGTACCGGGGATCGACTCACTGACGAAAGTGGCACGTTTCTCCACCAAGTCTTCCGGTGAGTACACGTCGACTGCGGCCGAACCGATCATCCAGCCTGACACCGGATGCACGGCGTGCTTCTCCTTCGTGATCAAGTTCGGTCAGACGTCTCTGACGAAGAATGACATCACGGCGATTCACTGGATCGATCAGTCGAACATCTCCGACCTGGTTACCGGTCAGTCTAAGACGAAGCTTGAGAACGCCCGTTTCCGTAAGTTCCGTGCTTCTCAGACGGTACCGAAGGGCTCGAAGATCTTCAGCACTAACAGCTTCCCGGACATCGACCTGACGTACGGTAAGGATTCCCTGGACGTGTATGTGACCGGTGTGCACCAGACAAACTTCTCCATCGACACCAACCTGCACCAGATCATCCTGGGCGGCGAGCTGGATTACGATTCAGAAGTCACGGTCGTACAGACCCGTGTCTACACTTACGGCAACATCACAATTTAAGTAGTTGCTCCATGGTCGCCTCGGAGCGTTGGACGAGATCCAGAACTTCGAGTGCGACCCTTTCTCTCTCCTCTGGAGAGCACTGTCTTAGCGTCTTCAGCTGCTCCGTCAATAACCTCATGTTTGCTTCAAGCGTTTTCATCGGGACACACAGAATGTTGCGGTCCGTAACGTGTGCGGCCGTCTGCAGGTACTTCGTCCAGAGTAAGCGGAAGGTGTTATCCTTCGAGTTAGGATCGCGGGCATCGCGAATAATTCGATCTATCATGGTTAACCCTAATGTAAAAAAGGCCGAAGCCTTTGTGTAAGTCTCCCCGAAGGGAGACCTAGTTACTGCTGCCCAACCGTCGGCAGTCGCAGGATAGTAACGTTACGTTGCGGCTGGGATTCACCCAGAGCTGGAGCTCGCAGACGCAGAGCGTCGTTCTCACGCTTTTTGCCGTACGCCTGCAGTGCTAACGTACCGGTTACACCCACGCCAACGCCGACGGCCACTGCTACAGCCAATTTTACGCCTTCGTCAGATTGCTTGAATTTACCCAGCAGACCTTTCTTTTCTTGTTCCATGATGTTTTCCTTCTGAATTCGTTAAGAGTAAGGGGTCTTAGCTATTGACCCCTCAGGTTGATTACTTACCCAGGCTCTGACGCAGTGCGTCTTGCTTAGCTGGTGCTACCGGCGGTACCGCTTCCACTGCGATCAGTGGCAGGTTCGCGTCTTTGCGAGCTTGATAGTACTCGTAGCCTTTGTAGCCACCGTACGCAATACCCGCAACCGCTGCAGTACCGGCAGTCGCCAGCAGAACCTTCTTAGAGGTAGATGCCTGTTTGAAGCTACCCAGCAGACCCGGTTTAACCGCTTCAACGGCCGCTTCCAGTTTCGCTTCGGTATCAACCTTCGGCTTCTCGCTCTCCAGTTTGGTCAGACGAGATGCCAGTTCCTGCATGGTCATTGCAGTCTTCTCTTGCCCCTGAATGATCTCCTCATTAGAGGACTCGACCTTCTTAGTCAGGGCTTCGATGGACTTAGCCAGTTGGTCCAGGTTGTTTGCATTGTTGTCTTTAGGAGTAGTCATGATGTAATTCCTTGATATTGAATTGATTGGTTATTTTTACTACACTTAGCTTATACCGGAATCCGTTCTGTTATTGGACTTCCGTTACAACCTTCTCTTTGCGACGGCGTTTGGCTTCGAGAACGAGCTCGCTGATGGCCGCTGCGGCTAATGCTGTTGCTGCTACAATACGTACTGTTTTAATGAGGTTAGACATAATCGATTCCTTATTCTGTGTACACAACTCTTATACCCGTTTGCCGCTTCGTTATTGGATTTCCGAGCGGGTCATCTGGCCCAGGGCGTTCGTCAGGTTCAGCGTCACCGCTGCGTTCAGGGTAGCGACCTTCTGCAGTTCCTTCATTTCTTTCTGCATCTGGTTCTGACGTACGGCGAGTACCGCCACCCCACCTGCAGCCACCAGGGCGACGGTCAGTGTTAAGCCCGAGCGGGGCGCTTGTTTAAAACTCTTGATCAGGCTCATCAGGGTTCTCCAGGAGTGAGGTGAGTCGTTCGATATGTCTTTCTTGACGGTTGAGACTGTTCTGGCGTTCGATTGCGATACCTACGACAACACCGGTACACATCACCGTGGCGATCATACACACGGACATAACCGTGCTCTCATCCGCTTGTTTAAACTTCTTGATCAGGCTCATCTTTCTGCTCCCGCTGCTTCTTATACTTGGCCTCACTCAGGGCGAAGACGACGACGAACGTTACGACTGCTACGACGGCATTGATGCCAATATAACGGGATAAGCTCATGATTTTTCCTTAGGTTTGAGATCGTAGTACTCGTCGATCTGATCGAGTCGGCGTTCGAGTTTGCCGATACGTTTGTTTTGTTCGGTCACCGTACCGATTAAGACGATACCTATGCAGAGAGCACCAACGGAAACGAAGGCACCGAGGTTCTCAGACTGTTTGAAGCTTTTGAGGATACTCATAAGATTCTCCTGTTGGTTTACACCTTCCTTATACCATCCTGGCTTTCTAACGTTGAATCCGCTAAAATCCGGGTAGTCTAATTAACGAGGAACAACCACATGTCAATGTTTGGATTAAACCCGACGCCGAGCGGAATGGCGGACAGCTACGAAGTCGGTCAGCTGCCGAACCCATTCTTCACGCAGGCCAACCAGTTTGTCCCGCGAAGCTTCCACGATATCATCAAGTGGTCTCGCTACATCACGACTCAGGCGCCGACAACGACTGAGGTGATCCGCAAACTGTCATCCTACCCGATCACAGAGTTCACCATCGAGTCGAACAACGAGCAGACGGTAGAATCGTACAAGAAAATCTTCAAGAGCATTCGCTTGAAAGAGCGTATGTCCGACACCGGCTTTGATTACTACACGCTGGGGAACGTTTACACGTCAATTTACTTCCCGATTGACCGCCACTTGCACTGCCCGAACTGCAAGTCGTCCTTCGAAGTGAAGAACGCAATGCGTACGAATGCCGCCGTCTTCAAGAAGTGGGTCTTCCAGGGTGAGTGCCCGGCGTGCAACAACCAGGTGCTATACAAGGTCGTCGACACCAAATCCCGTGACATCGCCCGTATCAACCTGATCAAGTGGAAACCGGAGCACGTCTCCCTGAACCACAACCCGGTAACCGGCGAGTCGGAGTACTACTACCAGATTCCCGGCGAGGTGAAGCAGAAGATCATGAGAGGGGATCCGCTGTTCCTAGCGACCGTTCCATGGTCGATGGTCGAAGCAGTGCGTTACGGTAAGGACTACATGTTCGACCCGTCCAACATCTACCACATGAAGTCGATTTCCATGGGGAACATGGTTGACGGTCTGGGCATCCCGCCGCTCATCTCGCACTACGGTCTAGTCTTCTACCAGCAGATGTTGCGTAAGGCGAACGAAGCGGTAGCCGCAGAACACATGACGCCGCTGCGTGTGCTCTTCCCACAGCAATCCTCGGCTCAGGGCGACCCTATTGCCCAGATGTCGCTGCGTGGCTTTGCGAAGCACATGAAGAAGACGATGCGTCACATGAAGAACGATCCGAACCACATTCTGATCGCTCCGACGCCGATCGGTTACCAGCAGCTCGGTGGCCAAGGGAAATCCCTGCTCGTCTCTCAGGAACTGCAGTACGCCGAAGAGCAGCAGCTGATGTCCATGGGCGTATCCCGTGAGCTCCTGTCCGGCACGACGAACTGGACGTCTTCGACGGTCGGTCTCCGCTTACTGGAGAACACGATGAACAACTACGTCGGGCAGCTGTACGAATTGATCAACTGGATCATGGAAAAGATCGCCCAATATCTGTCCATCGAGATCACCGAGACCAAGCTCGTGCCGTTTAAACTTACGGATAACGAAGCCCTGAAGGCCGCGATGCTCGACATGTGGAAGGAGAAAGTCGTTTCTGCCTCTACCCTGCTCGAAGCGTACGGTATGGACTACGACAAAGAACTCGAGAAGATGGGTGACGACCAGATCGCCATGGCTGAGAAGCAAATCGAGATCGATCACAAGCTCGAACGTGCAATGCACGCGAAGTCGAAAGGCCTGCAGTCCGAGAAGGACTCTTCCGGCTACGAAGACTCCCGTAAGGAAGCCTACGGTATCGCGAAAAAAGTGCTAGGAGCACAGACACCGGAAGCACAACGTGATATCCTGTTCAAACTACAGCAAGATGACCCGACTATGTATCAGACCGTGATGCGTATGTTGAATGACATGCCTAACCCAGGCGGCGACCAACCAGAAGGAGAACAAGATGGCTCACAATCCGCTGGAGCCCAGCAACAAGGGTAATTCAATGCCGGGGATGACCCCGGCGTTAATGGATGAGGGGGTTGACTTCTCTCAGTTCGTCTACCGTGTGCTGAAATGCAACATCGGTGGAGAAGACGACGATACGCTCACCCTAGAGTCGTTACTGACCCGTTCTCTGAACGGTGACGTCATCGTCGTCGAACGTAAAGACGCAATCTCGAGCACCACGGGGATTTACACCTGTGTGGTAATTTATATGGAGAGACGTTTGAATGCCTAAGCAAGCCAGTGAACTGACCCCTATCTTCTCCTCGCCGCGTGACATTAACGATGCCACCGACCGTGCGATGATGGAAGGGATCACTAAGCAATTCCCTGTCGAGACGGGTAAGTACACCTTGATGGTGAAAGACCCGTACGTCGACAAGAAGGAGTTCACGACGGCCGATGAGAAAGATGCTATCCTGCAGTCCCGCTCACTGACGTACCCTATCCGGGGTACGTTAGAGCTGCACGACCGTGCGACAGGGAAACTGATGGACCGTATCCACAACTTCGCTCTCGCGGACACCTTCCACGTGACCAACAAGCACACGCTGCTGTACAAAGGGAACAACTACTCTGTAGCCAACCTGATGCAGCTGCGTCCGGGCGTGTACACCCGTAAGACGAACAACGGGGATCTCGAGACCAACATCAACACCGGTAAGGGTGCGACGTTCTCGCTCGGCCTGGATTCCAAGTCGATGGAGATTTACTTCTCGAAGATCAACGGGAAGACCCGTAATATCCCGATCGCTCCGCTGCTGACCAAAGGTTTCCACCTCTCTGACGCTGACATTCAGCAGTTCGTGCCGGCAGAAGTCTGGCAGGCGAACAAAAAGCTGTCCGCCGGGAAGGAAGATACCGCCCTGAGCCAGCTGTACCGCGTACTGGTCGATCGCCGTGAGCAGTCTAAGTCCGTCTCGCCGGAAGAAATGGGCGTCGCCCTGAAGAACCGTCTCTCGGAGATGACGCTGGATAAGAGCACGACCGAGATTACTCTCGGTAAGTCCTTCGGTGGTATCGAGCCGGAGACCCTGCTGCGTGCGATGCGTAACATCGTTGATGTGTACTCGAAGAAGCGTCCAGAGGATAACCGTGACTCCCTGCAGTTCAAGCGTGTCCAGAACCTGCCGGACTTCATCTCCCGTCGTTTCGAAGAGAACAAGCAGCACGCGACCGTCGGCAAGGCGTTCGACCGTATCAAGTTCAACCTGTCGAAGCTGAAGGATGACGCTCCGTCTCTGCGTGACGTCCTGCCAGCCAAGCCGTTCAACAAGATCTACACGGACTTCGTGATCGGTTCCCAGCTGTCTTCGACCCCGGACGAAACCAACCCGATCGAGTCTATCGAGAACGTCGGTAAGGTGACGCTGATCGCTGACGGTGAAGGCGGGATGTCCTCTGAGCGTCAAGCGACGATGGAATCACGTAACGTGCACCCGTCGAACCTCGGGATCATCGACCCGTCTCGTACGCCGGAGTCCTCGTCCGCCGGTCTGGACCAACGCTTCACTATCTCGGCTCGTCGTGACAAGGAAGGCGGAACGTACGCCCGTGCGATCGACGCGAAGACTGGCAAGACGGTCTACCTGTCGGCGAACGAACTGATGACCAAGAAGATTGGCTTCCCGGATGGCCGTAAGAACGGCAAACCGACGGTCCAGGCTCAGGTCAACGGGGAGTTCAAGTCAATTCCTCGCTCAGAGGTTGAATACTGGATTCCGTCCGGTACCGACATGTACACCATCACGACGAACCTCGTGCCGTTCCTGAACACCAACCACCCGGGTCGTCTGACCATGGCCGGTAAGGCGATTCCTCAGGCACTGTCACTGGTTCACCGTGAAGCCCCGCTCGTGCAGACCGTGACAGACGGCGGCCACACCTTCGTGAAGCAAATCGGCCAGATCGTGTCGACGGTGGCACCGGTCTCCGGTACCGTCACGAAGGCAGAAGCGAACACCGTTCACATCAAGGGTGAAGACGGTAAAGAACACCGCGTAGACTTCGTGAAGAACTTACCGTTCAACATGAAAGGCTTCCACGATGACGAACCGCACTCCCTGAAAGTCGGGGACAAAGTTGAAGCCGGTCAGATTCTGGCAGACAACAACTACACGAAGAACGGTGACTTCGCGATCGGGAAGAACCTCGAGACGGCCTACATGCCGTTCAAAGGCTTCAACCACGAGGACGGTATCGTCGTCTCTCGCTCAGCGACCAAGAAGCTGACCTCGAACCACGCCTACAAGGTTGAGTACAACGTCAGTAAAGAGACGGTGGCGGATCTCGGGAAGTACAAGGCGGCGTTCGGCGGCAAGTTCACCGGTGAGCAACTCGGTAAGCTCGACTCCCGTGGCTTCGCGAAGCCTGGCGTAACGCTGCACTACGGCGACCCCGTCTACGCAGTCCTTGAGACTCGCCAGCTGACCGAGACCGACATGGTTCTGGGCCGTCTGCACAAGACCCTGGTGAACCCATACCGCTCTGCTGCAGAGATCTGGGATCACGAAGAGCCCGGCGTGGTGACTGACTGCTCTACCGACGGTAAGAAAGTCCGTATCATGCTGCGTTCCGAGCGTGCTCTGGAAGAAGGCGATAAGGTCACCGGCCTGCACGGTAACAAGGGCGTCGTATCCCTCGTGCTTGAAGACGACGAGATGCCGCATGCGAACGGTAAGCCGCTCGACATGATTCTGAACCCAGCGTCCGTGACCTCCCGTATCAACCTGGGCCAGGTCTTCGAAGCCGCGGCCGGCAAGATTGCCCAGAAGACCGGGAAGGCGTACAAGACGAAGGTGTACGAACACGGTGACGGCAAGGCGATCGTTAAGCATCTGCAGGACGAACTGAGCCATCACGGTCTGTCTGACACCGACAAGGTGTACGATCCGAAGACTGGCCACGTGTACGGCGACAAGGTCATGACCGGTCCGCAGTACATCCTGAAGCTGAACAAGACGACGGATGCGAACTACTCAGCCCGTTCGATCGGCGGCTACGACAACAACGGCCAGCCTACTAAGGGCGGTGACGACGGTGCGAAGTCTGTCGGTTACATGGAATTCCTGGGTCTGCTGGGTTCAAACGCCCGTGCGAACCTGAAGGAAATCGGGACCGTGAAGTCTGAGGGCGGCGACCACGCTGACACTCACGACTACTGGGACAAGTTCATGCGTGGTCTGCCACTGCCGCAGCCTCGTACGACGTTCGCGACCAAGAAGTTCTTCGACTACCTGCGTGGTTCGGGCATTTCGGTCTCTGAGCGTGAAGGGAACCTCGTCGCCGGCCCGATGACCGACCGTGAAGTCCTGCTGCAGTCTTCCGGAGAAATCCAGAAGCCGGACATGATTCTCGCCCGTAACGTCGCTCCGGTTAAAGGTGGTCTGTTCGACATGAACATCACCGGCGGTCCAGAGGGCAAGAACTGGTCACACTACAAGCTGATGGAACCGATCGTCAACCCCGTAATGGAAGACCCGGTGAAGCACTTGACCGGCCTGAGCAAGGACGAGTTCAACCACGTGGTCTCTGGGAAGTACGGGATCCAGCGTGTGGCGCCAGGCCACTTCAACTTGGTTGACACCCACGACGAGGACAAAGTTCTCCGCCGTGTGAGCGTATCCGGTCGTTTGGCTAAAGAAGCCGAAGCGGCAGGTGAAACCCTGGTCGGCGGGCACGCGATGAAAGCCCTGCTGGGTGACATCCACGTTCAGGACGAGCTGGCTCATCTGCGTGAAGCGGTAGGGACTGAGAAGTCCGTCGCCAAGCGTGACAAGATGGTCAAACGTATGAAGTGCCTCGCCGGTCTCGACAAGCAAGGCTTCAGCGATCCATCGAAGGCGTACATCCTGGACCACATGCCGGTCATTCCTCCGGTCATGCGTCCGTACTCGATCTCCGGTAACCGTCTGTCCTACGCTGACGTGAACGAGCTGTACAAGCATCACATGCTGGTCAACGGCCGTCTGAAGCGTATCGAGGAGGAAGTCGGTGACATGGACCTGATCGCTCCGGACATGGAAGGGATGGTCGACCTGCGTCGTGACCTGTATAACGGGGCGAAAGCCATCATGGCCTCCGGCGAGCCGATCGACTTCCAGGCGAAGCAGAAAGGCATCAAGGGGTTGATGAAGCAGATCGAAGGTACCGAAGGGCCGAAGAACGGTTACTTCCAGAGCAAGTTACTGTCGAAGAAACAGGACTTCTCCGGTCGTGGCACGATCTACGCGGCACCGGACGTGGGCTTCAACGAGGCGAAGATTCCGAAGGACCAGCTGTGGGAGATGTACAAGATGCACATCATCCGCAATCTGTCCCAGAAGGGCTACGACTTAGCGGATGCTAAAAAAGCGTACGAGGACCGTAGCGATGCGGCCGTCGCGTCCTTCAACCACATCGTCGACACCGTACCGGTGCTGCTGAACCGTGCTCCAACCCTGATGCGTACTAACATCATGGCGATGAAGCCGATTCCGTCAGAAGGGAAGACCATCGGTCTGAACATCCTGCACCTGCCGGGTTACGCTGCGGACTACGACGGTGACGCCCTGTCGATGTACGTTCCGATGACGGACGAAGCGGTACGTGAGGCTCGTGAGAAGTTAATGCC